CCTACATCAGAAACTTTCCTGGCGTCATCTTCTGTAAATTGTTTTTTGTTTTCCTGACAATAAAAATCTCCATCAACTTTACTTGGAGCACCTTGGAGTGAAGTTAGATTGTTGTTGGAGCAATCAAAATCTTCATCAACTTCTTTCGGTGCACCTTGGAGTGATGTTAATTTGTTGTTGGAGCAATCAAAATTTCCATTAACTTTACTTGGAACACCTTGAAGTGAAGTTAGATTGTTGCGATAGCAATAAAAATCTCTATTAACTTCCTTTGGTGCACCTTGGAGTGAAGTTAGATTATTGTTGGTACAATAAAAAATTCCATCAACTTCCTTCGGTGCACCTTGGAGTGAAGTTAGATTATTGTAGTAGCAATAAAAATTTCCACCAACTCTCTCAAAATTTCCAAGATTTTTCAAATTTGGACATTTATAAATTTTCACATTCCCCGTCACAATCTTTACTTTTCCAAGATGTTCGATGGGGAGATTTTCTAAAATCAAATCTCCATCAATAATTTCTTGATTAAGAAGTTGATAAACTTGTTGAAGTCGTCTTTCTTTTCTTCCTTCGATGTTTCTCGGGATGAAGACGTCTTCTTCATTGAGAACTTCTTTGATGAGTGTGATGAGTTCTGATTTTTTCATGATATTTCTTTCAATTCATTAATAAGTGCATAATATCTTAACAATCGAAGAACATGCTCATTCGTTGCAATTGCTCCTTTCATGAAATTATCAAGATTATTAGTAACTTCTTCGAGTTTTATTTTAGTTATATCATCATCAACTTTTTCATAAAGAAGTTCTAATTCTTGTTTTATCTCTGGGATTCTTGCTTCAATATATGTTTTAAGCGTTGTTGAATTGGTTATATTATTAATATATTGTTCTAAAAGTTTTTTCTGTTCGATTGAAAGACCATCATATCTTTCATTAAAAATTTCAATCAATCTTTTATATGCCAATAATCTAATATCTTCATCTAATTTCGAATAAATTCCTTTAATTTCAGATACAATTGTTTTCTTATCCATATCTTTTTGGGTGATATGTTCAATTAATGTAAACTTAGATGTTACTAAATCTGTTGGCTCAAGTTGTTTTTCTTCAAAAAGCTTATAAATCGAAGCATATACTTTATAATCATTAATTCTATATTTAAAAAAAGAATCTATATCAAATGATTCTTTTATAGCCTTAACAAGATTATATTTTTCATTAAAGAGTTTCTTTTCATTGATTTTTGCGCGTTCTTTTAAACATTCATTTACCAATGATTCCGCTTTGTTTTCAGAATCAAATTTATCTTTTATGAGTGTTTGATAAAGCTGCCACTCTTTAAATAATTCTGTTTTTGAATTGAAGAATTCTTTTACAATATGTATTGCTTTACTTTCATTACCAGAGATAATATCTGACGTAATTTGTCTAGTAAGTAATTCAAATAGAATCCCAGTATTTTTGATTTTTGAATGTGTTTTTGACATTTTTAAAAAAAGTTTAATGATTATTATGAACCACCATAAAAGAAGAAAACTTTTTGTTTTAATTTACATATTTTAATTAAATATCTAAACTTTAAGTTTTTTTAAGAATTACATGAATAAAATCAAAAAAGAACTGATTCATCCATAAATGTTCCTTTATCAATATCTTCATTTATTAATTTTGATCCCGAAATTTGAGATAAAATTTCCCGATGAAGAGGTGATCCTCCCCTTGGCTTATATCCCATTTGATTTCTTAAATTGGTTTGTGATTTTTGATCTCTCTTATCTTTTTGTGGATTAGTTGAAATTTTAAGAGGATTTCCTAAACCAGTTCTTTTATATAAATCAACTTCTGGTTTTTTCTTTTTAAAGATAGGCTTTACTTTTATAGTTTTCGCTTCAGGTTCTTTCTCTTTTGACCAAGTTTTTTCCCATTTTTTCATATTAACTTTTCTCTTATCTGTATCTCCTATTTTAGGATGTCTTCCTACTTCTTCGGGTGTGGTCTCTTCTGCTCCCACATCCATCTTCTCAGTTTCTTCAACTTCTTGCCCAGATGCGTTTAAGTCTTCTTCTTCTCCTCTTTTTTCCAGACTTTTATCAATTGAAGAATCAAAATCTTTTTTTTCATCAAAATCACCTCCATTTAATTTAAAATCTGCTTCAGGATCTTCTCCTGCAGTTTCAATTTGAGAATATCTAAATGCTTTCTTTAAATCATAAACGATATTTTCTTCTTCCTCTTCAGCTTCTTCATCTGACATTCCGAATATATTATTATAAATCCACTTATCAGAATGTAATTTAAGATCTTTTATTCGAGAAGCAAGATCTGTTTTATTTGAAAGTAATTCAATTTTTTCATTTTCATAAACAGTTGATGGAGATGACATATCAATTTCAAAATCAATAATATCTTCAACTGAGTATCCTTGTGAGTATAAATGAATAATTGCTATTTTAGTTAACTCGCTTATAAGAATTTTTTGAATTTTATCTATTGAACGAGCGAATCTTAAATCTTGTGCAGCAAGTGTGGATTTCGCCCCAAGACCTTCCATATTATTTAAAAATGCCATTGGAACTTTAAGAGCCGCAAACATTCTTTGCTGTAGAAACTCTAAATCCTCGATTCCTGTCCATGTCATTCCTGGTAAAGTATCTATTTTAGTTCCACTTTTATCTCCTCTAACAGGTAAATAAAAATCTTCTTGCTGATTTTGTAGATTATATCTTAGATTAAATTCACCCGTGTTTTCATCAATAATAGGAATTTTTTTCATTTTATTAATGATTTGTTGCATATATGCTTCAATTTGATCAGGAGCAATTGTTCCAACATCAATATAAAATAATCTTTTATCCGGTGCACGTGTAATTCTATGAATTAACATAGCATCAATCATAAGAGTTAATTGATTCCAAATTTTTCGTGCATTTTCTAAAACTGATCTGCCATAAGGCAAATAATTCGAATCAGATAATAATCTGAAATGTGCAATTTCATAATTTTCTAATTCTTGTTTTGTAACATATCTTTTTGTATAACTTAAAAGTGATGTTCCTAATGATTCATCATATTTGAATTTAACAAGATCTGGATTTCCGGTATCTTCATATCGTTCCATTCCATAAGATGATAATGGAATTACATTAGTTACTCCAATTGATTCAACAATATCTAGCTTTAAGAAAAAATCACCATATTTAACTAAGTTTCTAACCCACCATGGAAGGTTAAATTCAATATTTAATACATCATAAAATAGATTTTCAAGAGAACTTTTAATACTATCTTTTGTACTATTTATAGTGAGCAGTTCTCCATATTCATTTCGTAAGCATGTTTCTTCCGAATAAATATCAAGAACCGAACTTATTAAGGCGTCAGCATCCATAAGTTCATAATTTCGATACAGATCGGCTCGCATAGTATTAAACCCCATGCCAGACATATTTCCACCAACTTCATAAAAATGTTGATAGACACTTCCTTGTTTATCTATAAATCTGTTTGTTTCAACATTTTTAATCGTTTGAAGATTATCAACATCAAATACTTTTATCTTGTTTCCATCTTCATATTTTAGAACAATAGAACTAGAAAAAAATTTCTTTAATTTTGAGAAAAATTGATTTCCTTGACCTTTTTCTGTAGTCATTTTCGATTTTATTTAAGTTATTTTTATTTTAATCTGGGTGCATTTATTAACCACCCAATATCTTGATCTGGAATTTTTCGTGAAACCGGAATTGTATATTGTCTTTTAATTTCTTGCTGAATATTTGTTGATATACTTGATTTAATTGAAGAGCCTATACTTTCAATTGCACTTTTTGTAAGAGCAAGTCCTTGTTTATTTAAACGATTGAATGAATCACGAACGAATAATCCAATAGCAAGAGCCATTGTCAAATCATCATTATAACCAGACTGAGCTTCTGCTCGATCTCCCTTCCAAACAAATACATCTAATTCAGCTGTTAATCGTGATGAATGAATTAAAATTGCATCTTCACTAAAATACATCTCTAATTTTCCAACAATAAGTGGACGAGTTTTTCCTGAAGTAGTAAATCCAGGAACTGTTGATGTATCATTTACATCTAAATTCTTTCTTAAAAATGTATCGGGATTTCCGAACATTGCTTTACTAGTATAATAAAGATGTGGATAATCTAATTGAATTAACTCTTGAACAACATCCCATCCAATATTAGCATTTTCAACAATCATTAATGCAATATTATATTCAAGTCCTAATTCAAATAACATTCTTGCATATTTTCGAGTTCCTATCATTCCCTTAAATTCTGCAACTTGTTCACACGATTCTAAATCAATAACATGACAAGCAGAATAATCTTTTCCATTTCCTCGAGAAACATCGGCAGAAATCAAATAATCCCGACCAGGAAGTGGAAGTTCCCAAATCCATAAATCATTATTATGTCCAACTTTTTTAATTGGCTCTCTGATAGTTGTTTTCTTAAGTCGATCAATTATCTGAGGATCGATAACCGAATTACCAGAAGACAAGAAGTCACAATCACATTCTTGGTTTGCCAATCTATAACCTAATTCTTGGGTTTGCTCATCTCTCCATTTTTGATCATGATTAGGATGAATATCCCATTTTAGTCGAATTGGATA